TTTTCAAGCTCAAGACGGCATACGAGTTGGGGATGTGACTGGAGTTCATACGTGTGCTCTTCCGATCTACCTTAGCGAATTCTCCAAATGCCGGAGATTCCACTAGCGATACTTCTTTTAGAATTGCTGCGGTAACTACGATGGTGCCATCCTTGCGCTCGCGCGATGCTGTAATTTCCGCTCCAATACTCAAGCCATCTACGAGCCCCTCGCTTGCAAGGAGAATCGCATCGGTACCCTTGCTCGATGCACTTAACTTAAATACCGCTTCGATTCCCTTATCGGTTTCGTTAAAGGATTGAGCGCGGCCTACCGGATTCTCGTTAGAGTGTGCAGCTAATAGCTTTACTTTGGTGGGGTTAGGAATCGATATAGATCCGCGCTCAAAAATAACCTTACCGATATTGGTGTAACCAATTTCTCCGAAAGGTACAATTTGACCGGCGATAATTCTACGCCCTGCATCCGCCGCCGTAATTGGCGTACTAAAAGTTAAGTAGGTTTCCATTAGTCGATTTCCCCATCTCCCTCGGGTGTTAGATTTTCCATCGCTTTAGCTTGATTAAGGTCGATTAGTTGAAGCTCTAACATCTTTTCGATTACAGCTAAACGATCTTGCGCGTTTTGGCGTAAGAAAGTTTCATCGACCGAGAAGCGTACATAAGAGCCTCGCGGTGTTAGATCATCAAGTGAGAATCGAGCTTCGATACTTGTTATGTAAGGTTGAATCGTGTAAGCAAAAAAATCTTTTCGTGAATCTAAAACATTTTGGTAAGTCATGCTTTTCTGTTGCTCTGCGTTAATCATCCACGCGGGAATATTGCATGCGCGCGCGATTTGACTTGCGAGGAATTGCGCTGCCTCGTTGTACATCATGTCCTTAGGTGAGAACTGTGTAGCAACATATTCTAAAGTGGAAGTTAAATAAGCTGTGCTACGCGAATTACGCGCATTTTTCCACGCGTTAAGTAATCCTTGTACTTTATCATCCGGAAGATCTGCTCCGTTATTGCGCAGATAACCGGAAGGCATCGGAGTTTGTGAAGCAATATTAGCGGCCTTTTCAATATCTAAAGCGCTATTAATTGTGCGCGATGCGCGTAGTAAAAGTCCGGTGTCGCTGTGTTGAATTGTTATTAATGAACCGAGACCACTCATAGGTACGCGTTCATTATTAACCATGTAGTACTCGACTTCTTGGCCGTATTGATCGAACTTCGCAGATACGCGATCGTTTTGTATCCACTCAAATCGCGCAGGGCGATTATCATCGGCGTAGAGCTCCACCACTTTTAGATAAGCGACTCCGTACATCATTAACGAATCGACGATCCATCCGATAGTAATAGATCGAGGTGCGCGTAGATCCGGTTGCTTAATCCATGATGGCGCGGGCACTTCTTCGCCTGTAGTAGTGCTATACATTTCGAGCGGGATATTTGACACGGTACCGACGATTAAATTTCTGCACATCGCGACCGCGGGAACGGACATAGCGTTCATGCGAGTAATTGAGTTCGCGTAATTGTTATAACCGGAGAATCCGTAGTTACCCCAAGTACCGTAAGGTGCATCGTAAATCGCCGGAGCTACTTGCGCGGTTAAATCTTTTTTCGCAGCTGTAACCGGTGTGAAGTCGAATAGATCTCGGATAAATCCCATAGGTGTAATTTACGACACGCGCTGCAAAATGTCCTATTTATCCGTTCGGGCGTGTTAGAGCCGGCGGTGCAGCTTCCCCACTACGACCGCCGGCCGAGGTAACTATACAGCGACGATAGTTGGGGTGCTCTGCGGTTTAGCGAATTCGTGGATAACCATGCATAAGCCGATAGCTCCGGAAATGTCTCCGGCGGATTTACGCCGAATTAATCTCCATCCCGCATCGTTAGTTTTCATGGCGCAATTATTAAGGTGGGCTATGAGAGTCGGCTCCCCGTTATGTACGAGCCTACGGTTAATAAACGCATCCAAGGTCTCCGAGCATGCCTGATAGAAAAGCTGCCCCGATATATCCTCGAGCGGAACGCCGGCAGCGGCTAGCTTCACCGCTATATCGGCGGTGGCGTAACGATCGTAGGCTACGACGGTAGGCCGATACTTTTGGTACCACTCGAAGATTTCCGAGGCCATTTTAAGATTATCGATGCCTACCTCGCTGCGCCAAGTCTGCACGATGCCTACAGCTACCCGACCATCCTCGAGAAGTGAGCCAATAACGAGAGATCCGGTTTTTTTAGACGGCGATACATCAAATCCGAAGATAGTAGGCCTACCCACCTCGATAACGAGATCTTTATCCGAAGTATCCTCGATTACGCCTAACGGCCATGGGCTCTGCTGCGAATCCACGGGAACGCAGAGCATTTCGGTAAGGGTCGCTTCTACTGTATTGGTAGCCACCGACTCGGCTAACGATTCTTCATCGACGATATAGCCTAAAGCCGGATTAGCCTGCGCCCATAGCTTGCGATCCCAAATCGTTTTATGATTCCACCCACCTACCGGCATCTCGGCGCTGTATTCGTACCATGCTACGCGCTCGTTAGTAGCGCTTAGGGCGCGCTCGCGCAGATCGTTAAGCACCGTGGAGAAAATGTCTCCGGCGTTCGTTACTGTCCATGTCACGCCACCGGTCGCACGGGTGAGCGGGCGTACAGCTACCCAAGCCTCTTCGGGTACTTCTCGGAGCTCATCCACGAACACGAAATCGGCATGCTTGCCGCGGGGCGCTGATCTAGTAGCTGCGATAATCGAATACCGGCCGCCATTTTTCATTTTAATCATTTCATCGCCATTGGTCATGCGGGGTTTAGCCGCTAACTCTTCGGCTAACCACTCATGCTGCGTAAATAGGTCGGCTACCTCACGGAATAGCTCGAGCGCCATGCCTCGATCCGAGGACATGCCTATAACTCTCTCACCGTTGAGAAGGCCGTGAATTATGCGCATAGATACCATATGCGTTTTACCTTGCTGGCGGGCTACCATCGTTCCCACTAGCTTGCGCCTGTACTCTCCGGTAGGCGTAACCCGCATCGCATCCTCTAAGACATGGCGCTGCCACGGTAATAAAGGCATGCCAAGGCGATCGGCTAAATCTGATACTTCTTGAGCTCGGGATTTACCCTTGAGATACGCCGTATGTAGGCGTGGCTCGGTATTTCCCAAAATCTTCTTCGTTGTGCGCTTCGTAGGGGCTTTTTTCTTATGCCCCTCGATTGGAATTACTAAGCCCGTATCGTTCATGTCTCTAATCGCCTGCTATCGGTGCGGAAAAGGGTGATAAAAGTACCTTACTACGCGTATCGGGGAGAGAACTCCCCATAAAGGCAGGGGGGGTAGAATCCATAACCAAAAAATCCACTTTGTCCGATTTATACGCATTACATTTCCCGCATGCGCTGATCAAGTTATCCAAGCTCCACATATCTCCGCCCTTGGCTCTTGGGATTATATGATCCACCGTATTAGCATCTCGACCACAATAGCCGCATGTATATCCATCTCTAGCTAATACAGCTTTACGAATATCCTTCCATCGTTGCGTACCTAGAGCTCTATGGTTTGGCACCCCATCCCCTTCCCTTGAATATAGCGGGTGTAGCTTGATACTTACGATACATGGGTTTAGAGCACTCTACACATATGGGTATTGCATAGCCCTTATCTATGGGTGTATCCACACTATCCTCATATGCACACTCTCTGCATATGAATTCGTATATAGCCATTAGTGCCATCCTTTATTAATGAAGTGTATCCATGCATTACACGCATTACCTTTATATCTATGGTTTATGTATTTAATCCCATAACGCACTTGGTCTATTGGGCTTTTCTCATAGATTAAAGGGTTTTTTATTTGAGGTATTCCATATGTGTGTATTTTGCCATCGAGGTTACCTATTGCATAGGGGTTAAATGCACTCTCTTTACCGTATAGCTTGATTAGGCATAACGCTTCTTCTTTAGGTAAAGCTATCTTTATATAGGTTTTAGGATCTATGTGATTTGGGTTTGGTGCGGCTGCCGATGCTGGATAGCATAGAGCTATCCCAATAGCTGCGAGCGGGGTTACGAGCGATCCGCGTATGCGGCTCTTCACCCCGCGGCTTAGGCCGCTTCGCCCGAAGCGTACCCACCTTGTCAATAGATTAAATGTAGATGATTCGGACATAACGGATTTATTACTACTGTGATTTGGGTTACTTTTTAGCATGAGGATTATCCTTAATAGCCCTTGATTAGTGGCACCATAGGCATCGAGTTTCTTCGCCTACTTGCCAATACCAAGCCCCGCACCCATCGCACCGGTTTAGCTTTTTTTCTTCCGGATGCATTGAGCACACTCCCATATTAACCCGAGCCCATCGGCTA